GGTATTCCCAGAAGACCACCTGGAAACCGCTTCCCCTGCCACTTCCATAAACTCGCCAAGGCTTTCCTGCATTGCTGCCTCTGCACCTGCACTGTCAAGCTCACTGTCATTTAATATTGAACTTAATGAAGACTGCAGTGCATAACATAAATCCCATATTTCATCTTCAATTTTCCTGTTCTTTGCTTCATCCAGCCTTTCATTGAAGCTGTAAGAACCGCTTTTCTGTATCTCACTGGCTGCACTGTCAATTTCATCCTGCCCCATGCCAGCTGCCTTCCCTATAAAGCCAAGCAGCTTTTTTAACGGGCTGCCCTGCCCTTCGCCAGTGCTGTCCACTTCCTGCTGCCCTCCGCTGTCTTTCCTTTTAAACAGGCGGATATGTGCGCCAGGGTTAGCACCTTCATCTACAAAGTCCACTTTAGTTACTTCCAGGTTTTTAAGCTTTGCTGCCATCCTGTTCCCCTTTCCTGTATTATATAACGGATTCCTGGTTACATCCCTGAAAAACCATAACAAAAAAGCCAGGGCAGCTGTTTCCAATACACAGAACAATATTTCAATAACCACCAGAATATTATGTACTGTTTCCATCTTCCACCTCCACCCTCTCTGCTGTGCCTTCAATAGAAAACATACTGTATGTCCCATCCTTAACCTTTTCCCATACATCTTCATCAGTAACTTTAAAGCCAATCCACCAGCCCGTTGGCAGGATGCCTTCTGGAATACCCATTGCTTTTGCTTTTTCTTCTGTGAAGACAACGCTTTCCACCAGGACAGCAGCACCGCCCCTTTCGTGCATTTCCCCGCCTTCCCGATAAAGCTCAACAAACCCATAGGCAGCATTTTCCAGTTCGGCAGGCTCTATGATATCCTCCTGCCAGTCCTCCACAACCTCACCATTGTTTTTTATGGCTATGCTTGCCCATCCAAATGCCAGATGCCTCCCGTTATCAGACTTTGTTATGGAAAATTTCCCTCCCGCTATATCCCCCGGGCTTGCCTTGTTTTTTTCTGGCAGCCCTTCCTGCCTGTTTTTAACTATTAAATCAGAAAATTTTTTCATGCTGTATGCCTCCATCAAAAAAAGACACCTTGTACAAGATGTCCTTTAACCTCTTAAATTTATTTTTCTTCATAATACTTGCATTGTCCGTCCTTTACTGTCCATATTTCCTTTGGTACAATCTCATATACACTGCAGGAGTCTGAATATATGTCACCACCTTTCTTTTTACATCTGGCACATATACAGTTCCTGCAACGTAACAGCCCGTCACAAACCATGCCTACAGATTCCCCATACCCTAATGGATAGAATTTTCTCTTTTCACTTTCAGGTTTATCACTGTCATAAAATTCATTTATAGCATCAAGTATACTGAACCATTCTTCTGGATTGCCGCCTTTTTTTTGTTTCTGTTTTATCCAGTCTATTATTTCCTGTGCTTCCATGCTGCCCCTCCTAATACAAAGAATCTAACAGGTTTGTAAGTCCTATGTAATCTGCAACTGTAATTTTTGTATTTTCCCTTATTGTAGCATACAGTTTTTCAGAAATCCAGTCCATACGCCCTGGAAGGGGGACTTCTATTAATGCCTTTGCAAAATCCAGGTCTGTCCCAAAGCTGTCTAAATACCCTCTTATTTTTCTTAAAATGTCCACGTTTTCATCATAAACAGAGTCAATAACCTCAATGCCTTCTGCCATACAGATTTCCATTGCCATATACTGTACAGAAGCCTCCTCAATACGCTGGAACTGGCTGTATACATTTACCCCGTAATAGCTGGCTGACCTTGCATGGAGCTGTTCATGCATTATAATTGCAGGGGCTGTTTCATGCCCTGTAACAATGTCACAGTCCCACAGTTTCCCATATTTTACAATATGCCCTGTGCCATCATCAACCCCGCTGTCTGTGATAACCATATTGCCGCTCCATTTGCTTGGTGTGCTTACATACCTGGAAATAATTGTTTCTGTCTGCCCTGCAATGTTATTTATTTCTTCATCACTGTACTCCCTGAAAGAATTGTTTTGTGTAACAGCAATATCCATGCCTGGGATATCTGTATGTACTGGCGGGCTGGTTTCAATATACTGTACCCCGCATGCGCACCTTGGATGTGCTGGCGGTAAAAGATGCTGCCCCTTAAAAAGTATTCTACCCCCTATATTAAAATTTTCATCCATATCCAGTTCAGTCCCGTCAAGCGAATTACAAAGTGTACATACAGCATCATCACCAGATGTACACCAGCGTTTTTTTACAGGCTCTAACAAATCCTGTGCCTGTGCCTGCCTCACCCCTTCATCTGCACCCCTGTTGTATGCAAAAGCACATTCTGTCTGTGCAATTGTAAACGCCCTGTACCTGTGTTTCCTTTCTGCATACTTCTGTGTTGCATCAAGGGCTTTCCTTTTTATACTTTCTGGTTTCATGCGTGGATGCTCTTTCTTCATGTTCCCCACGATATTGTCATAAAACCTTGCTGCTGCCTTTGCATCACCTGCCGTAAGACCGATACATGGGCGGATAAGCCTGGCAAGTTCACCAGCCGTATGCCCGTCACGCATTTTCTTTGACAGCAGTGCGGCAATGGCATCTTTCTGCTCCTGTGTGCTGGATGTAATAAATTCTGCCCCACGCTGGCTTATCCATCCAGCTATCCCAGGTTCCTGCAGGCTGAATTTAAAACCAGTGCCATCAAGAAGTGGCTGCCCCTTTGCACCTGCTGCAGCAGCATCCGCCCACATCCCTGCAAGCTGCCCTGCCACAAGGACTGAATAGTCCTGCATCCAGAGTCCCAGCATTTCTGTGGTTATTGTCCCGTCTGCCACTGCCCGCCTTAGTTCCTGGTATGTAACCGCATCCTGCTGGTCTTTCCAGAAGCTGCATAATATTACAGCAAACTTCCCACAGTTACTGTCCAGGTAACCCTGAAGCCTCCGCAGGACTTCCCTACTGTCTTTTGTACGTGCTTTCCTGAAAACCTTTGCCCCTGCTGGAATGAAACGCAACGCCATCTTATATGCACCTTCCTAACCGTTTCTTTGCTGCCCCTGTTTCTTCCCCTGGTATTTCCCCGGCATCTGTGCCAGGTGTTTCTTCTGGTTCTGGAGGCTGCTCCTTTTCCTGCTGTCCCTGCCTTATACTATCGGTTTCCCTAGTATCAGAAGTCCTTTCTGGCAGATGCCCCGCCTGGCGTATGTAATCTTCCAGCCCGTCATCAGGCACAAGGACGCCAATACCTGTCATATCCTTTATAAACGCTGAAACCTTAGTAATGTCCATATCTTCAATGTCACCATGTGTCATTTCAGGATAACCCGATATGCCCTCAAAATATTTCCCATTAATGTCAATTAAGGCTGGTATACCCTGGCTGTTGAATGTTTCACATATGATATCAAGGAACGCCCCTATGGCAGCGGCAAACAGTTCTGTCTTATCAGAACTAAGGGCAAAACTACCCGTCTGCTGGTGTCCAAGGAAGATAAAATCTGCTAACACTGTCATTGCAATCCTTGTATCATACCTTTCTATGATGGCATTTGTATCAAACTGCCTTGTCCCTCCGGAACTAAGCAGTTCCAGTTTAAAATCATATGGCAGTATTATGCCTTCCGTTTCATCACGCCTTATACTATTTACCATTTTTTCCAGCCCAGCGTACATCTGTACCATATGAGGGTCTTCCCTGTCCCATATATCCATACCCTGCGGTGCATGTATTACTGGCAGCCCTGCAAGGTCTCTTTCAATGCCTATGCCCTCTATCTCCTGGATGCGTTTCTTAAAATACCACGAACGGTATGCATTCCTTAGTATGCTTTTCCCTTCTGGATTGTCCTTCCTGCTTTTAGTCCTGAAATGCAATGCTTTTTCTGCTGGTATTGTGCATATCTTCCAGTCTGGCGGCGCAAGCTGCGTCATGCCAAGAAGGTTATCCTCACTGTCATATTCCCACTGGTATAATGTTTCCTGTGCACGTACTGGAAGTTTCATCCATCCGACAAGGCCATCATTATACTTGCTCCTGGTACGTTTATCCTTTGTCCTTCCCATACGGCGTTTATATACTATCTCATGGTAGCTCCAGCCAAATGTAATAAATGACAGTATTTCAGAAATTGTATCAACCCATGTTTCCGACATATCATCCATACACTGCCTGACAAACCCTGCTGCTTCTTTATCCTTTGCTGTGTCCCCTCCAGGCTCAACATTCCAGTTACACTGCCGCACAAGCATTTCAACAGCAAAAAGGACAGCGCCTACAATGTCGTCATTCTCTGACATTTCCCTGTAAACCTCTGTCCCTCTTTTGCCACGGAGTTCAGGAAGAAATTCCTCATACAATGTACCACCATAACGCCGCTGCCCAATGCGTCCTGTTTCTTTATTTACAGACATTTCCCCTCCTTACTTCCAGTAGCTGTCCTTCCCTAAAGAAGTATCTGCTGGTATGCTGCCAGTATACTTTTTGATTTTTCCAAGGTATGTTGCAAGTGCCAGGGCATCTGCGCGGTCTGGTGAAGGAATGTTCCTTTTCTTCATTTCTTTTTTACTTTCAAGTTCTATTTTCCCGTTGCTTGCCATAAAATACTTCCTTACTACCAGCTGTGCAAATGTTTCCTGTTCTTCCATTATTTCTATTTCCTTATTCCTTAGCAGATCCCTTAAGACTGCCCACATATGCGTTACAAGGTTATTATAATGCCCTGCTGCTTCCCTGCCTTCTTTTGTATCTGTTTCAATCTTTTCTGCCGCATTGACCGGGATTACAGCAAGCCTGTGCAGTTTCTGTTCACGTTTTACTTCAACAAGGCGGTCTGTAACCCCTCCGCCAAGACCAGTATCATCAATATTTACATAAATATGCCCCTTATAATCTGGAAACTTTTTAACTGCCTTCTTATATTCTGAAACAATATCCCCGACAGTTTTCATAAGGTCCTGTCCCCTGCGGTTTTTTACCATTTCCAGCCTGCCCCTTGCATTACGGTAAATAACAGTTTCATCATTTCCATACCTTGCTACATCCACACCAAAAATTATATATGGCAGCAGATTTTTTTCATCCAGCCTGTACAGCCTGCTTCCACACTGTTCCACAATTTCATGGGCAATAAACACATCATCTTGCTGCTTAGGGAACAGCCCTTTCACCCTGACGCGTACAACATTGCTGTCCTCCCCGTACTTACGTACCAGGGACGCAATATTCTGCCTGTTTGTCCTCTGGCTGTCCAGTGAAGATACTGTATGGTATTTATAAAGTGCCATGTCGGAATTAAAGGCATCAAAAAATGTGCCAGAAGTCCTTGTGGGATTCCCGCACATAAGCAATTTGTTATTTTCACCAGATAATGTACCAAGTATTGCCTCCATAATTGGTTCTGCAACACCTGATGCCTCATCAACAATAAAAAGCATGTTATCCTCATGGGATAATATGTTTATTTTTTATAATGCCAGTATTTACAGTGTTTACAAGGCTTCATGTAAGCCCGTTTTTTAGTTTTACACCACTATTGACACCATTTTTTAATTTATTTGCACCTTGTTATACCTGCTTAGAATATAAAATAATCAGAACTGGTTTGCCAGTTTCCTTATTTCTTCTTTCTCCAGTTCAGCAGTTACATGTGTATAGATGTTCATTGTCATGTCAATAGTTGAATGTCCAAGGTAACTCTGTACTACCCTTGGCGGTATCCCCCTTTCCAGTGCCCTTGTTGCAAATGTATGCCTCATGGAATGTGGACAGAAGCTTTCCATAACCACCGGCTTCCTGTGTTCCGCTGCTGCCCTCTTCTCTTCTGTGCGGTTTACGGCATTTACCGTTGAATCTATATACCTTCCAACAGACAACGTCATAAGTGGCATGCCAAACATAGTAGTAAATACCAGGTTCTCCAGCCCCTTTGCAGGCTTCCATTTATCCCCCATCATCATATGCAGTTCTGCCTGTTCTGCCTTATGTTTCCTGAGCCTTCTTGCAACTGCTGGAAGCATTGGTACAGTCCTCCTGCTGCCTTCCGTTTTTACTGGCCCTTTCCTGTATTCCTTGCCTGCCACTTTTATCATTGTGCCTGTTACATGTATTTCCATATTGTCAAAGTCAATGTCTGCCCATTCCAGGGCATTAATTTCGCCAATCCTTAAGCCAGTGGAAAACCCTACATAGAATATGCCTGCATAAAAAGGCTTCCTTTTCTCCACACATTCCAGGAACACCTTCTGCTCCTGCTCTGTAAGTGCCCTCCTGCGTGGGTTTTTCCTTTCTTCCACCTTTGGCATGACTGATTTGCTTACAGGGTTTGAAGTAATTATCCCGTTCATGTAAGCCTGCCTGAACAGCATGTCCATAGTCACCCTGGTATGGTTAATATATCCCCTGGAATAGCCTTCCTGTTTCATCCTGTTTAAAACCTTCTGTATATGCTCGGGCCTTACTGCCTGCAGCCTC